CCTAATGTTGACCGTTTAGGTCTTAAAAGGACATCCTTATAATCTAATTTAATTTCGTTTTCAATCCTCATACCTGATTAATTAAATCGCCTTCCCATCCATCATATTTGTCTTCCCATCCTTCAATACGCGGATCACCAATCTTTTTACATACATAATGTCTTGCCCACATATATGCTTTTTCAGGATTATCAAAATCTTTGCACTCTTCAGTAACCCACGACACTTTACCTTTTTTGTATATACTACAAACCCACGTCTCAGGATTAATTTTAGCCATTGGTGATACTTTTATCCACCAGCCCTCTTTTAACATTTCAAAATCAATTTTCATTTTTAGGTTGTGTTACTCTATCTACTCTATTTCTATTAGAATGAAATTCCATTGCATCCCTCATAATAATTTCATTAAGCTCTGATAGATCTTGTACGTGATTAAGTAAGATAATATTTTCTTCTTCTAACTCTATAACTTTTTGTTTTGTAGATGCTAGACCTATAATTACTCCGAAGGCTATAGAAAGCATAATCGTTATTACTTTCATTTCTTGCTCAGTTGGTTTCATTTTTTATTCCTCTTCATGGTCTTTGAATTCTAGTTCAGACGCCACAAGAACTGGCTTATCTTTAATATCTCTCAATATTTGTTCCGCTTGCTCTACCGCTTCTTCTTCGGTTTCTCCAACGATAGTAATTGGG